TGAGCGAGTTCCTCAAAAGTAGTTACACCGAGGCCCGCCGTCATTTGGAGTTTATCTTGAATCAGTCCGGCTTGTTCCCATTCGAGACCGTAATTTTTTATCACGGTGGCGGTAACTTTTACCACTTCACCGAGATTGGCAATTCCTCCGATACTTGTTTTTGACGATTGTTCCATGAACGAAATCATGTTTTCTTTCGGCACGTTCGTTGAAAGTGTTTCATACAATCCTTCGGCAAGTTGATCTCGTGCAACGCCCACATTACTCCCCATTTCTCTGGCTTGGTCGGTCAATGCCTCCAAATCGGTTTTAGAATATTTCGCCATCGTATTGACTTTGGCCATTGAGTATTCAAGGTTTTCCGAAGGGGCGTTTATATTTATCATTGCGTCCGAAACACCTTTCAAAGAGTCGGAAATTTGGTTAAACATAAACGAATTCGCGCCTATTTTTTCAAATACCGAGGGCGTTTTTTTGTTGCCGAGTTTATCTAATTCACCTTCAAGTGCTATAATAGATTTTTTTGTGTTGTCTATTTCGCTTCGCATTTTCATGCGGTCATCAATATCAGTTGCTTTTTCGAATGAAATTTGAAGAGCCGCTAATTTTTTATTCAGCCCGTCAATATCCGTTTTAACGGCGGTTGATGAACTTTCAAAAACTCCCTCAACCTTTGTAACGCCGGAGGCGATGCCTCTTAAAGGTGCGGTGATTTGGTCTATCAAATTAAAAACCCAATTCGTTTGACTGTCCATCTTTTACATTTTTGTGCCGAGTAAAATACTTAACACTTCGGATTGTCTTTTCATTTCAATATAACTGAGCCATGTCGCTCTGTTATATAATTTTGCCCATTTGTTGACCGAAAGTTTTTCGGGATTTTTCTTGAAATAAAACTGAATAAGGGCGCACCCTTTTTCAAATTCATCAACACCGTCTTCAATGTCAATTTTATTGAATTTTAAAGCATTTTTGAGCTGCTTTTTTTTTGTGATGTCAACTTACGTAATTGTGCCGCCGTGCTGATATATAAAGACATATCATTCATTATTTCATCGGGAACAAAAAGTTTGCAGCCATTGAATAATAACTTACTTGCGGCGATTTCATCATTTTTCATTCGTTTTTGAACTTCGGACATAATATCCAAAGTCGGTTGATGAAATATGGCTACGAAGGTTTTAACCTCTTTTTTTGTTTCGGACTCTTCCTGTTCGCCGTCGTCAAAAGTTAATTCGCTCCCTTTGACCTCGTAATCGGAGCTCTCATCTTCAACCTCGACAACCAACAACTTTCCGTGTTTGGATCGCCACTGATTCAAAATGGCTGCGGTTACACTTTCCGGTAGTTTTATTGTTTTTTTCATTTTTTTAAGGTATAAAAACAAGGCAGATATTTCAATCTGCCGAGTATGGTTATAATATTGTTATTTGTTAAACGTTCCAGTCGATGTGAGTGCAGAATAAATCAAGTTTTACCTCGCTCTTCCCGTCACCCTGTTTCAGTGAATTAGGGGCTTTAACGATGATACAATTCTGAATGACATCTTTAAAAACGTTATCGCCGTTTTCGTAATTTACAACCACAGGAAACGGCGGGATATTTTGAAGCCTCATTCCTTTCGGCAGAGAATTCATCAAAGCATTTAGTTCGTCTTTGTAAACGGTAATCGAAGCCGTAGCTTTATAATTTCCCTCAATAAAGCCGACCGGCATAACGCCTGCACCGAATGCAGCCTGAATATCTTGCTCGTCGGAATATTCAACCGCCGTGATTCCTTCCAAATCGCGACCGAGAAAGTTTGTTGTCATCGAAGCCCAACCGATGAGCTTCCCGAATTTATTGATAACTCTTGCCATTTTTATAGTGTTAAGCGAACGGGTTTACAAAGCCCAAATCAGCCTCTATTACATCAGCTATTCCGTCCGGGGTGATTGATACTTTTACTTTTAATTTTTCGCCCGCATTGATGTTTTGTTTTGGGTCGATATACACATCAACTGCCGATGCGTCATCGTCCTTTAACAAATCGCCGAGTTTATTTTTTGCAATGGTTTCCCAGTTGGAAACCGTAGATGCTTTAATGTAACCGGTTGCGGGATCAACTTTGATTTTCGAATTGATTTTCGGGGTTAAAACTTCGATAATCATTCGTGCACCTTTGTTCCAAGTTCTGTTTCTTTCGATAGATGAAAAATCATCGGCAAGTTCAGTCGCGGTTGCGGCAGAGTTGAAATATATGTAAGGATAACCTTCGTAACCGCCTCCGAATATGTAACCTTTTGCAGTTAAAGCCGTTTTTTCGGTTTGGCTTAACCCGTTTACAAGCGTTCCGGAGCTTAGTGCGGCTGTGAGCCACAACCCGTTTGCTTTATCGGTCAACGGATATTCCTTATCACCTTTTTGAGCGTCCGGTTTATTCTCAATATCGACAGAACCGAGGCTTTCACTTACTTTTCGTATGGAAAGTCCGCCCAAAACAGCTCCGACAGCTGCATGATGTGCATAATCTGCATTTAGAGCCGTAATTGCCGGGTCTTGCGCGATAACTACAGACACATTTTCGGCGTCCAAAGTTCTCAAATCGGTTGCCGAAGCTATCGTACCGTTAAATTGTCTGCCCTCGATAATAATACCGTCAAGGTAGATATTGGCTGTACGTAAATTGTCAATCAGTTCTTGCGCCTTCGGAATTGCAGAAATTACATCACCGTCCAAACCTCCGCTCAGCACGGGAACGTACGTTGTCATATTCGGATTTAACACAACACCTACTAACTTTATTTCGCGATTTGCTGTTTCGCTCATTATGAGTTTTCGGACGTGTTGCGATGTGGTATCGCACATGTTTGTCAGGCTTGTGCCTTGTGCAACGAGCATGATATACAATGTGCCGTTCGGGTTCAGCCGGAAATATTCCGAAATATGATGATAAACAAGAATCCCGTTCGTGGCATCATAAGCGGCATTAATTCCGAGCGCCTCTGCATCTTTCGGCTGTATCAGCTTTGCCGGCACGGCAAGTGCCAAGCCCGTTGCGGCAACGCCGCCCATAACTAAACCGAAAATAGCGTCCGTCGAGGCGTTACGCCGTCCGAGACCTCCGCCGATTTTATTAATTTTAACTCCGCTGAAATCGCTCATTATTCCGTAATTTTAGTTTCGTTATTACCGTTTTTTTCCTGATTTTTTTTAGAATCGGAGCTTATTTTTTTCTCTCCGATTTTCTTTTCCGAATCAGATTCTTCGTTAATTACATCGGCTCGTTTAATGGTAATTACCGTCTGCTTAGTATTTTTTGCATGAAATGCGGCTGCGGATTTATCTTTCGGCAGGAAAACGTTTCCGTCTTTTGTGGCATAAACTTCATCTACCTTATGCTTTTGCATTACTTCTGCGGCTAATTTATTGATGTCTTCTGTTTTCATATTTTAAAATTTTATTGAAAATTGCCGGGTTGTTCCCGACAATTTTCAAATTACATTGTTACACCAAACCTGAAATAATTGCACCTGTACCTTCAGAATCTTTTGGTACTGCAATAAAATAAGAGTTGAAGTTCACCTCCGATTGTTGATATCTTGGTTCCGGCTCCTTCGAATACATTTTAAGCGAACCGTAAGCTTTCAACATTCTTGTGGGAATAAACGCAACAGAAGCGCTCACATCGCCGACAGCACCGACAGCTCCGTAAGCTTTTTTAGTTAAAGTATTAAATACCGGTGCGTAACCTATATTTTGAGAGATATTAAACCCAAACATCGGCATTACCAAACCTGTTGCAATAACTTGATATTGTGCACTGAAAACTTCGCTCCAATTTAAAATGTCTTCCACATGCTCGTTACATAGTACAAGGTCGCACTCGCCGATACCGGCATTGTTCAATTTAGTTCTGAATGAAACTAAGTCCGTTTTTGTCAAACGTTTTCTGCCGGTTCCGTCATCGCCGCCGGTTGTTAAAAGTACCGGCGTTGTTACGCTGTCCGCAGACGGGCAATAACTGTGCAACGCTAATTTTCTGTAAGATTCGTTTAACGCTGTTTTATGGTCTTCAATTACCGAATTCTTCTTGTCGTAAGGAAGTGCGTATAATTCGTCTTCGGTTACAACGGTAACTTCAGTTGTTAATTTTCGGAGTGCCAAAACAATACCCTCGTCAGTTCTTTGAGATGCCGAAATAGGATATGAACTATTATCAATTATTACGTTTGGTTTTACTCCGGCTTTCGTTATGTCAAGAACATCGTTGCCCACAAGCTCAGATCTGTCGGGTATTCTTGCTAAAAATCCGTCTTTAATCTCTTTAAGCGATCGCAACAGCTCCGCCTCATAAGCACGTTTTAACACAACCGCGCTCATAATGCCGTTTGGCATATACATGCTGATTACCGGAAGGACTCCGTGTGTTAGGGATAAGGTGACGGGAACAGTAATTGACGGGTCAATGCCGGACGAAGCCGAAAAGGCTTCCGCAAAAACGAACGACATGACTGTCGAGAGTAAGAAAATGAGAACTTTTTTCATTTTTGAAATTTTAGTTTTGAATGTCAAACTCAATGTTTTTCATTCGATTAATTAATTTTAAATTTTATTTAAAGTTGCCGACTACTTGCCATAAGTTTTCGCCGTCCCGCATCAGGTTTTATTTTTGATAGTCTTTCCCGTATTCGGCTTTGAATAACTCGTTGAATTTCGGGAAATCGTTTTCAAACATATCTTTCAGTGTTTGCGGTTCTGTTTCCGCAAGTTGTTTGTACGTTTTTTCGGTTGTGTTTCCTCCGATCGAATTTCCTTTTTGAACAATTTTTTTTGACAGCAACTCAACCGGCTGCATTTCGTCAATGAGTTTTTTAGTGTCATCGAAAGTCGATTCTAAAAACTTTTTGTAAGTATCTTTTTGAGCCGGAAGGATTTTTTTGTCCGCTACTGCTTTTTCCAATATGTCGCCAATCTCTTTGTTTTTTACCGACTGCTCGGCTTGCTTTTTTTCAGCTGAAACACGTGCGTTTTCGGCTTGCAAATTTGCGATATATTCAATGGCTTCGGCTTCGGTTTTGAAGTCTTTGCCGGTTGCTTTGTTAATTTGGTCTAATGTCATTTCTTTTGGGTTGTTATTAGTACTGTAATTTTCAATTTTTATAGGAAGATTGCGGTAACCGCAATTTTTGATATCGGCAAAATTTGACGGTGCGATGTTCGTTTTTTCGATAATCGCATCAATAAATTTCTTTTGAAGAGCCTCGCCCGCCGTCATCCATGTTTCTTTATCCATCATATCAATGATGTCGGCTTCTGAAATTCCTGTCTGGGCGACATAGGCATCGACCGAATTCTTTTGCAAATTTCTCATTAACTGCAAGCCGCTTTCAATGTCTTTAATCGACCCGCGAACTTCGCCCGAAACATTATGAATCATAAATTGACCGTTTCGATATTGCGAAATCGTTACGTTTTCCTTCTGATTTTTAACCTGAGATACGATAATTGTTCCCGCACTGGCACAAACGGCACCGAGTATGAAGTTTGAAGAGCCTTCAAAACCGATAATAATGTTTGAAATTTCATTTGCCTGAAAAACATCGCCTCCAAATGAATTGATATATATTTCAACGTCGGCAATGCCTTGCTCTTTTATTATATTAAACCGAATAATTAAGATTACATAAATTTACAATAAATTCATTAGGTTTTTTGAAATGCGAAAACAATTTCCAAAAAGCAACCATTCTGTTTTTC